CAAACCAATTTCCAATTATTATTTGACAATAAAGATTTATTAAAAATATATCGTGATTTGTACACCGAAATCGGAATGCGATTCGCGAAATGGTACGTCAACAATTTTCAAAAGTTTATTACAAAAGCGGTTGACACATCAGCGGTTGACGATATATGGCGCGATGCATTCGGCGCGTTTGGTTCAGCAATGGGCGCGGAACGTGTTACATTAGTAAGCGGAACGGCTCGAAAAACTTTAATAGATATAACACAAAGGTTGATGCGTGATCCGGAGTTTATGACATTGGGCGCGGTTGAACGTGGGCGTATATTACGAAACCAATTTAATACATATTCACAATGGCAAGCCGAACGCGTTGTTCGTACCGAAGCGACGGCGGCGGCTAACTTTGCACAAACGCAAGCCGCACAATCAATTTTTCCGCCGGAACAATTACAAAAAGAATGGATTGCAAGTTTTGACGACAGAACGCGCGACACACATTCGGAAGCGGACGGCCAAATTGTAATGGCTAACAATACATTTTTAGTTGGCGGTCAACCAATGATGTTTCCAGGCGATCCAATGGGCGGTGCTGCGGAATGTATAAATTGCCGTTGTTCGGTTGCATATATACCAATTGAGGGCGCGCAAACTGTTGGCGATATTTCAACAATTGGTTTAGGCATTGCCGCCGGCGGTTTAAATAATTTTTAAAATTCGTATATTTACAAAAATTTTTCAATATGAATACAATTCTATATAAAGCGGCTCCGGTTGGCGAATTAATAGACGCCGACGAAAAGGCCGGAATTATAAAAGGTTATGGAAGTTATTTCGGAAATAAAGATTCCGACAATGACGTAATTATGAAAGGCGCGTATAAAAAAACAATTGCCGAAAATGGCGAACGCGTTAAATATTTGTATCAACACGACATGAACCAACCAATTGGAAAAATGACGGAATTGTACGAAGACGACAAAGGATTGGTATTCGTGGCGGAAATTGCAAAAACACAATTAGGAAATGACGTTGTTGAATTAATAAAATCCGGAGTTATTACCGAAAATTCTGTTGGTATTATGCCAATTCAAAAAAATAATAAAGGCGATTATCGCGAAATAACCGAAGTTAAATTGTACGAAATTAGCGCCGTTACATTAGCGGCCAACGATCAAGCTAAAATATTAGACGTAAAAGGAAACATCGACGTTGACAAATTGTCAAAGCGTTATGACAACCTTTCGAAACTAATTCGCAAAGGCGACATTTCCGACGAAATGGGATTCGCTATCGAAGCCGAAATATTAAAATTAAAATCATTATTTGTGGAGTTCACGAAGCCGGTTGAGGAAATCACTTCGCCGAATGTAGAAACAAAAAACAATGATTCCGATGTAATAAATTATTTAATAAATTCCTTAAAAAATTAAAAATGGAAGAAAATCTAAAAAATCAATTGGACCAATTTAATAGTGCCATTGATTCAAAAATCGAAAAGTCTAACAATGAAGTTGTTGAAAACGTTGTTGTTAAGGCGAACGAAATCGTTAAATCTGAAGTTTCAGAAATGGCGACTAAATTAAATGAGCGTTTAGACGCAATCGAAGTATCAAACAAAAAAGCGTTTGAAACTAAAAAAAGAATGACATTCAAAGGCGCTTTAAAAGAAGCGTTTGAAGGTGGAGCAATTGAAAACCTTTCAAAAGGAAATTCAAGAAGTGCTTCTTTTGAAATTAAGGCGGACGTAACAATTGGCGCCGATTTTACCGGAGAAGTTATTCCGGCGGACAGAGTACCAGGATACAAATTCGATCCAACACGTCCAACACATATTCGTCAATTATTGGCGCAAGGTTCAACACAAAGTGACGTTGTACGTTTCGTAAAAGAAAGCGGTTATTCTAATGGTGCGGCAGCTACGGCAGAAGGTGCAACATTGACGCAATCAGATTTCGACATGACGGCGGCAGACGCTAACGTTAGAAAAATCGGAACATATTTCCGTATTTCTGAAGAAATGTTGGCGGACACACCTCAATTGACTTCATACCTTTCAGCGCGTGCGCCGGAAAAACTATTGGAAGTTGAGGACACACAAATTTTAAGTGGTACGGGTGCGGGTGCGCAATTAAGCGGAATCATAACAGACGCAACGGCATTCGCTGCGGGCGATTTGGCCGACTCTGTTGACGAAGCTAATGATTTTGACGTTATTGTTGCAGCCCTTAACCAATTGGCAGCGTCTAATTACAACGCCGATTGTATTTTATTAAATCCTTCAGATTTCCACAAAATCCTATTATTAAAAGATTCGCAAAATAACTACCTTAAAGATCAAGTTTATAACGGTCTTCAACCGGTATTTATGGGCGTGAAAGTTGTTCTTAATACTGCTATTCCGGCCGGCGATTTCTTAATTGGAAACTTTGGCGTTGGTACTCAATTATGGGTGCGTGACGGAATTAACGTTGAGTTCTTCCGCGAGGACGGAACAAACGTTCGTGACGGATTCGTAACGGTTAGAGTAAGCGAAAGAATCGCATTAACAAACTATTTACCAAATGCGTTTGTTAGTGGTGACTTCGCAACTGCAAAAGCAGCGCTTGAAACACCATAATAAAGGTTTAACCAACCAATTTAAGGGCCTGGAATTAATTTCCGGGCCTTTTTTTTATGCTTTATTTTTAGGCGCCCAACAGATAAGAACGCAAAAAAAACAAAAAAAACTTTAAAAAAAAACTAAAAAAATTTTTTTAATTCTAAAATGTGTTATATATTTGTATCAACAAAACGAAACAATTATGTTAATTACAGAACAAATAGAAAACTTAAAAGCTAAAAAAAGTTTAGTTAGAACAGAAAAAGAGTTTAATGCAATAGAGAAGCAAATTCTTAAATTAGCAAAACAATACAACAATAATGATAATATTGATATGTATTTAATCATTGACAATCAAGTTTATGGTTTAGGATTAAGAAAAAAATTAGACCCAAATTATATATTTTAATAAAAACATTAACCGGCGCGTTTCGGCGCGCCATAATTTTAGAACAATGAAAACAAAAACCGGATTAACAATCATTCACGACGGCAACCGCGTAAACGTGTACACACAAGACGAAATGAGAAAGCATAATGACGACAATACAATTGAAACGTGGATTTCAAGCGTTTTAAGCTACTTAAATATAAAAAGATGAGCAATATACCAAATCATTACGATAACGGCTTAAAACACGATTTAATTGACGTCATTGCGTCATATGAATTAAACTTCAATCGTGGCAACGTTTTAAAATACGTTGTTCGCGCCGGTAAAAAAGACAACGAAATTCAAGATTTAGAAAAGGCGCTCGACTATTTAGAACGCGAAATATATCAGTTAACTAATAAAATAGACATCAAAAACTTTTAATTATGTGGGGATTAGATTATATACCAGGCGACGAACCGGAATTTGAATGTGCGGTTTGTGGCGTTCCAATGTTTGAGGACGCCGGAATTTGTTCAAACTCTTGTTTTTTAGCTGATCAAATGTAACATTATGAAACAAAAATTTATTAAATTTTTCTTAACATTATTATTTGGGGGGTTTGCACTTCGTCAAATAATGGTTTATAACGAATTGCCAACGGCGATATTTTTATTAATTTTATCAATGTGCGTCGCATTGGCTAACGACAATTAAATTTCATAATTTAATTTTATTGGTTTGTGTTTAAAAGTCGGTCATTAATTTGGTCGGCTTTTTTTTATAACTTTACGTTATGAACACTAACGTTTTTGGTTGTTATACGGAATATTTATTCGCTACAAAAGCAATGGAAAATGGTTTGTTAGTTTCTTTTCCGTTGTTACATTCGTCGACTTATGACTGCATTGTTGATTCGCCGAACGGTTTATTTAAAGTACAAATAAAAGGTATTAACGAAAATAACCGAACGCGGAATCGCATTCAATTGGTTTGTCGAAATAAAAATAAATATGAAAAAAAGGACGTGGATTTTTTCGCGGTTTATTCAGCAGAACGCAAAGGTTTTTTTATTTTCAAAAACGACGGTAAAATTCAATCATTTACGGTTGGTTTAGAAAAATATTCAAAATTTTTTAATAACTTTGCGGCAATGTAAGTTTTCATTATTGTTTTCTATTCTTCTGAAAAGGCGTCACAAATTAATGTGGCGCTTTTTTTTTATCTTTACAAAAAATTAAAGGTTATGCAATTAAAAATCAAACAATCAATTTTGCGAGGTGGTAAACGTTATAATGAGGGCGACAAAATACAATTGCCCGATCACATTGCAAAAAATTGGATTGCCAAAGGTTTAGCGTCAAAAGTTAGCAAAAAGCAAAACAAAGAAAAAATCGAAACCAAAGAATTAAAGGTTGAATATATTGAAATAAAAGACGATGCGACAAATAAAGATTAATTCAACAACCGGCAATGAATTATTGACGGCGCAAAATGTTAAAAATTACGTTCGAATTGACACGTCCGCCGACGACAATATTATTTCCGCCATGATTACGCAAGCGCGTATTTGGTGCGAAAACTATATTTCGCGCGACATTGTGGCTAAAAATAGAACGTATTACATTGACGCAACCAACGGAATTTTTGATTTGCCATTTGGTCCAATTGCAAGCGTTGAGGAAATAACCATTGACGGAACCGCAACAACCGATTATGAAGTTTTAGGTTTGGACAATCAAACAATCGAATTGGACGGCGGTTCAGCGGAACGTGTAAAAATAACGTATATAACAACCGGAATTGATGACGCGTTGATTAAACAATCAATGTTGCAATTAATATCAACGTATTACGACAATAGAAGTGATTTTGTTACCGGAAATATTTCAGAAATACCAACGACAACAAAACAAATTTTAACGTCTTATAAATCAATGTTTATATAATGAACGCCGGAAAATTAAATTCTAAAATAACAATCAAACGTTTAACAAAAACCGCCGACGAATTTGGGGGGTTCAATTCGACATTGTCGGACGTTGCAACGATTTGGTGCCATTTAACAGAAATTAAGGGCGAAATAAACGACAAATTCGGCAAACGTGAACAAGACGTCCAGGTTGAAATAACAATGCGTAAAAATACGGCGGATTTAATTCAGTTAGGCGACATTTTCACGTTGGAAAACGAAACGCAAAAATTTAGAATAAATAACAAATTCGAATTTGATTTGGATTTTTACACAAAACTATTGGCGACAAAATCGGAATAAATGAACGTAAACATTAAAATAAACCAAAACGATTTGTTGAAACTTAAAAATAAGTTAGACAAAATGCGTGCGTTCGAATCCAAAACATTATCCAATGAGTTGGGGAAAACCGGTTTAGAAATAGTACGTTTGGCGAAACGCGAGGTAAGATATGACAATGGCGATTTAAGGAAAAGTATTTCAGCAGAAACAAACAAAACAACAAAATCCGTTGTCATTCAAGCGTTAGCACATTATGCGCCTTATGTTGAATTTGGAACCGGTGGAATGGTTGATTTAACCGACATGACACAATTAGGCATTCCGGAAAGTTACGCGGCACAATTTAAAGGCAAAGGCATTCGAGAGGTTAATTTGCCGGCGCGTCCGTTCTTTTTTAGTTCGGCGCGAATAGGATTTAAAAATTTATTAAATCGTCTAAATGGCGAAATACAAAAAGCAATTAAATAATGTTAGAAGCTATCCATTTTGTACGCAAAGCAATCATTGCAAAATTAAACGGCAACGTTACAATTGACGGTTCGAACGTTCCGATTTATGGACGCGTTCCAACAAATGCAAGTTATCCATTTGTGCGCGTTTATTCAGTTTCAAATGACGAAACGGACCAAAACCAAAGTTCGTTTAATATTGAAACAATCACACGAATTGAATGTGTGACACGATTTGCAAGTGATGACGGCGGCGAATTGGATTGCAATTTAATGGTTTCACAATGTTTGGAACAATTGCGCACACGTTCAGCAAATTATATTGATTTGACCGCCAACGGTTTTAATGTTTATACAAGCGTAAACGAGGGCGTCAAATATTTAGAAGATGATTTAAAAGATTTTACTTATTATCGCGCCATTATTGAATTGTCAAATAAAATTGAACAAATCGACGCGGTGGGCGGTTTACAAAGCGAATTACAAAACGAATTACAATCATAAAAAATAACCAATGGCCAAAATAACCTATTCAAATAAAACAGACAACCAAACATCAGCATTGCCGGCGATTAATAAAGTTACCGCCGCCGATTTAAACGAAATAAAAACGTCAGTTAATGACATTTACGACACGTTGGGCGGTTTTGCAGACTATGAAGACGCAACAACAAGCGGAACGCCTATCAATTTGACGGCGGACACCTGGACCGATTTAACAAACGACAAAGCCGGCGCAAACACTTATTCACATTTGCCGTCATATATTAGCGGCGATTTATGGGATTCAGCAGCAAACAAAATTGACACATCAAAAGTTGGCGCGAATAAGATTTTATTAATTAGAAATGATTTTGACGTAACGGCCGGCGCTTCAAATACACGATTAGACGCGCGTTTATATTTTCCGGACACCGGCAAAACAATTGAATTTTCACACGACAACATCGCATCAAATGGCGATCAAGTTCGATATTCAAGAACAACGCAAATATTCACACAAACAAGCGAATTAACAAGCGGCTGCAAAATTCAAATTAAAGTTGATAAAAGCGGAGCAACGGCAATTGTTGAAAATTTTCTTATAACCGTTTTAAGTTTTTAAAAAATGAATGATTTTAAATTATATATGCTCAACACGTTTTCGTTTATGGTTTCATTTACTGCAATTGACGAAATTTTAAAAATATTATTATTGGCGGTTTCAATAGGTTACACCGCACAACGTTGGTATTATTTGAATAAAAATAAAAATGACTAAAAATTTTTTGATTTCCGAATTTGAATGTAAATGCGGCGATTGTAAAATTAGCGCCGACGTTAAAAACAATTTAATTAAGTTAGCAAATCAATTGCAAATTTTGCGTGATAAAGTACAAAAACCAATCAAAATAAATTCCGGTTATAGGTGCGCCAATTATAACGACAATATTGTTAATGGCGCCAAACATTCAAGACACAAAAAAGGACAAGCGGCGGACATTGTTATTGACGGAATGACGCCAAACGAAGTACACGAATTGGTTTGCGAAATGGTAGAATTGGGCCAAATAAATTTCGGCGGAATTGGAAAATACAATACATTCACACACGTTGATATTCGCGACTATTCAGCGCGTTGGGATTATACCAAAAAATAATATTATGGCAAAGCAATCATATAAAGACAGAAACGGAACAACGCGCGTTGGCGACGCGTTACGTTGGTTGGTTTCCAAAGGAAAAAAAGTTGCGCCGGAATTGTTAGACATTGCCGGCAACATTACCGGAATTGAAAGTTTAAATTTGTTAAGTGACAAAATAAAAAATGACGGCCAATTGTCAGAAATTGACAAACAAATGTTGTTGGCGGAATTAGAATTTGACGTTATAGAAATGCAAGAAGTAACAAAACGTTGGACGTCCGACAATGCGACGGATT